CTGTATTAGGTCTTGCTCCTACTTCAATAAGGTATCCTGCATTAACACCTTCTATCTTACGTGCCATCTCAGGTATATTGAATGTCCACTTCATCTGTACAGATTGTTTAGCCATGATGGTATCAAAAGATATATCATCCCATTCAATCTTTACTTCAGGTAAGAAGTTGTCATTATACTTCTCTAGTAAATCACGTAGTGGCTTAAGACTTTTCTCTGCACCATTGACGTAATCAAATCCTAGATTAGCTATGTCTTCACCTATGACCTGTTGGAATAGCTTAGACAACACATCCTGTGCTACGTCAGTACCCATAGGTTGCTCACGTTTTACTGTGTTGAACAAAGAACTATACCCCTGCTTCTGTGCAGTAGTCATAGATGGATTGTTCGCCATGAACAATGCTTCCACCTCATCAGGTGTCACATCTCGTTTATATTTATTCATAGCATAATCAATCGTGTGCTTTAACTTCCTAGCATCTTTACTAAATAGTCGGTCAGGACATTTAGAGCCACGATGGTCGGTATAAAACTCTTGATTCATCAAGCTACGTAGTAGGGATAGTTCCATATTGGTTCTCCTTTGGGGTTAAGTTAATTAAGTTTTCTATATCGTTCCTCTTCTTATATTTCAAATCGTCTTCTAGTCTTAGCACCTTGACATCATTTACATAGGCTCTTAGTTCCTTTGCAAATGCCATAGTCTTGGGTAGAGCATCAGGGTCAAGTGCTATTATTGCTGTTGAGAATCGTGAGAGATACTTCTTATGAGATTCTGACAATGACGTACCCAATACTGCTACCCCAACATATACTTCACTATCTAAAACGGAAGCACTTACACAATCCTCAACAACTACTGCGACCTTACCATGTCCTGCGACAAAAGGCAAGTCACTTTTTCCATATCGTTTCCATTTAGGTATTCTTTTTCCTAGTGACCTACCATTGGCATCAACAACTCTGCCTTCATGTATCACAGGAAACACAACTCTATGTTCCTTCACATCATACATGAGCCTGTCATTGGGTATGTCATAGTAGTTTTCCCTGTCGTAAGGCACTATATACTCAGGCATTACGAAAGGTTCACTATTCTTTTCAGTCACTTGGGTATGCACCTTGATGTCATTAGCTGACAATGGCATACGTTTAGAGCCTGATAGCTGACAGGAAGACTTATAACAATTCCATAGCATCTGACCCATGTTATTGGTCACAGTAAATGTCTTGTAACCATTACAAATAGGACAGTTAAGACGTTTACTCTCTCCTATTCCTATATCTAAGTCACTAATGTATGTATTTATATTCATATATCACTCTCCTTGTCGGCATTTAAATGCTTTTACCATGATTATTTCGCATTGTCAATGCACTTTCTGCACTAGCATACGTATTTTTCATGTAAGGTTTCACGGATTGAGGGTTAGCATGTCCTGTAACAGACATAATCTGACCCATAGACACCCCTGCTTCCACCATTTCTGTAGTTCCTGTCCTTCTCAGGTCAGAAATACGTAAGTCATCAGGTAATCCTGCCTGTTCTATGACCAATCGTGCTACTTTTGATAGCCTTTGCATGGTATATGGCGAGTATTTACCCTTCATTGCAGTAGGATATGGTGCAACATAGGGTTGAAAATCATATTCATCCTTCTGTTGCTTAAGCATTTCCAATAAGTCAAGAGAAATCGGTAGGTGTACTACACTTCTTCTCTTAGACTGTTGCAAATTTAACACACATTTATCAAAATCTATGTTAGAAAACTGTAACATTCGCATATCACCTACCCTTTGACACCATTCATAGGACATTTGTACTATCAATCCTAAGTTTCTGTACTTAAAATCAGCATAAGCTACGTCTAAGAACTGTGTCACTTGGTCTTTTGTCCATACAGTATTCCTAGCATGGGGTGTCTTCCTCTTGTAGGTAGCAAACGGATTGCTCTCAGCATAACCCATCTCCATGCCAAAGGAATACACCTTACGTGCTACAGATGTGACAGCATTAGCCTGATAGATTCCTCGACCAAGCCATTGCTCGTAAGCTCTTCGAGCTATTGCACCTGTCATTTTAGTCAGCCTTATTTCTGACAAACTTTTGCCATCAACTTCAGTAGCCAATAAAACTCCTGCACAATATTGATAATCATGTTTAGTTTTATCAGCTAACACATTGAAATCATTAGACAAATAGTACTTGTGTACTAGGTCATGTAAGTTCATACATTTACTGCTATGTAAATGCACAATGCTATAATGAGTAGTTTACCATAGTCTAAATCAAACTTGGTACTCTCTCCATACTTCTCCTCGAAGTGTGTTATTATTCTATGCCACATATTTAATCTCCTTTCTTTGCTTCAATATATATTCTCATGTGAGTGGACTCATCTAAGTTCTGACCCCAATAGGTAGCACCTGTACCTCTTAACTCAGGCTTGATGTGCTGCCCACGAACTCGCATCTTGTATGTCTTCTTATTAAAGAACTTCTTCATCTTGTCAACAAACTCTTGACCATCTGTATCATTAGGTATCTCGCTGAACACATAGCCTTTGCCTAGTTTATTTGCTTCATCACAGTATGCTTTTTTCCAAAACTCTTTGTATTGGATTTCTTGCTCATACTTTTCCTGTAGTTCTGCTAGGTTCTTTTTGTATATTCTGTCGTTATTTTCAACAACATCATCATAAAACTTAGCTTGGTCTTTTACTGTACCCATGTGTTTTGACCTGTCAAGAACTTCTTCTTGTTCCGTCAGCTTCACGAAGGCTCTGACCATGTGCTGAAAGTCCATGTGTGATATGGGTATATGTGTACCCTTTGCTTCCGAATAGTAATCCTTATGTCCTAAGTTATACATATCGTCTGCCAATTTACCTGTGCTAGTGGTTGCTCCTAGCATCTGTACTACTCTGTGTATTTTCATAATGTTTCTCCTTTCATCCATTGTGGTTTATTTGTAAAGTTATATCTCGCAAATCTAGACTTGTCAACAATATAAAATTTCCTATATGCTTCAATAGGATAGAACTCATCTGTCTTTAAGTCATCATGCCCACTAAAACATTGTGGGTGTGGTGTAAGTTTACCATGTGGTACAAACCTAGCACCATTATACAATGCATCATAGTGTTTACTTGCACCATGTTTTTTATGGTATCTATTTGTATACTCTCGTAACATTGCATCATATAAATTAAAAGCAAAGTCATAATTTAACTGTGTCTCCATTGCCCATAGTGTGCAAGGGTGCTTTTGATGTACAGGTTTGTACAAGTCATGTTCCTCTGCATAGTCAGGTGCATGATGCCATAGTGTAGTGCATAGCATCTGTGCTTCTTCTAGTGGCATCTTGACTACGTGTTGGTCACATAGAGACTTAGCAATCTCTTGTGGTGTTTGTTCTATAATAAATCTATTCATGTTATCTCCTATTCAAATGTTTTTTCTATCCACACTATTTTTCCATCAATCATATCTATGATTTGTTTAGAATCATAAGCCATCATGTAGATATAAAAAGTGCCATGCTCCTCTTTACCTCTAGGGTGTTCCATTTCTACGTAGTATCTATTCATGTGTCCACTCCTCTTGTTTACAAAACAAATCAATACCAAAGTCATAGCCTTGCTTATAGTAATGATGTGATTGTTTCTCGTCTCTTGTACCATGTAACATAGCATCTGTAACACCATCTTTGAATACATTTAAAATTTCATTAACTGCTAGTTGACCCACAGAGCCATGTCTATCTATAAAAGAACTAGGTATTTTATCCATTGTCATTTCTTACTCCTTTCAATATCCCACCTATAAAATATGTGGTCATCTATTCTTGTTACATAAGTCTTTGTCTCTGCCCAACTAGGCTTAACATAGTGAGCATGGTAATGTGTAGCACCCTCAACAAAGTCATCTAGGTGTCCATTGTATACACCATTAGCAACGTGTACTGCATTTCTCCATGCCTGATATTCTCTAGGCTTATCACTCTTGCCATCACAGTACCAACTAAATTGGCATCTATTCT